TTAAAAAATATTGTTCCTACGGAACGTAGGATTAAGCCTGTGGAGATAAATACCTCTGCCTCATCTGAGACAAGTATCGTCTGCGAAGCAGGAAACCTTAGCCTTTAGGCTGAGGTAGTTCATGATACTATTCTGTAGATCTCTCCATTTGCCGCTACTCTAATCACACCATCTAAAGGTATGCTTTTCCAACCGCCTCTACCACACATGCGATCCTTATGATTGTACCGAACCATATTACAATCAAAAATAGTAATAAGATTATTTTCCTTATTAATTTTCCTATGCTTTAGGTTATCTCCCTTAGGAACTTTTACATATTGTGGTTTTCTTACATGGATTCTATAGGACAGCTTTCTTTTAGAACCATCACTTCTTTTAATAAACCAAACGCTACCGAATCCATTACCTACGCTTGTCATCAATTTACGAGCTTTACTAACATGATCCCTTTTATTTTTTGTGACTATTATTTGCATAAACTTTTCTCCTTTATTTATAACATAATAGCACATTTAGAATTAAAGTCAAGAATTATTTTTAAATATTTTTGCAGGAATTCTCTTATTTTGTGTAGAATAAATATACTATGAAAACTAAATATATAAAAAATCAGACACAGTTTAATATTAGGGTAAACGAAGAAGAGTATGAAATGGTCAAAAAACTAAAGGAAGATCATGCTATTAACCTTTCGGGAGCGTTTAAATTATTCCTCAAAGAAATATTAGATAAGCTGGAAAAGAAATGAAAAAGTGCGGCATATATAAAATAACAAATATTATAAATGGAAAGATTATCATAGGACAATCAAGGGATCTGTCTCATAGATGGTATTCTTACAAACATAAATTAAGAAAAAAAATATATCATAATCCTTACCTTCAAAACGCATGGAATAAATATGGTGAACAAAATTTTAAGTTTGAAATAATTTTAGAATGCACAAAAGAAAAGTTGGACGAAGAAGAAATTAAATTAATAAAAATATATAATTCTACAAATAGACAATTTGGATATAATATTGAAGAAGGAGGTAATAAACATAAGAGTTGTTCAGAAGAAACTAGACTTAAAATGAGAAACGCTAAATTGGGAGTGTTTGACGGAAATAAAAATCCTATGTTTAATAAGCATCATTCCAAAGAATCAAAACGCCAAATGTCCGAATCTCAAAAAGGACATAGGCATACAGAAGAATGGAAGATTAATCACTCGATAGCTCTGATGGGTAACAAAAACTTACTGGGACATAGGCATTCAAAGGCAACCAAAAGAAAAATGTCGGAATCCCATAAAAATAGAGAACCAATATCTGAAGAAACAAGGAAAAAGTTATCAAATGCAAGAACAAAATATTGGGCGAACAAAAAACTACTTTCATAAAATTCTTAGTGAGGTGTAGGTTTTTAGGAGCCTCACAATCTTCCCCAAAACGGTGTGAGAGTTTATAGGTACCCTCACGACACAGCCTACTAATGTCAACGCATGATCTATTATAACACATTCAGTGCAAGATACAAGAGATATTTTAATGCCTTGGAATATAAGTTATATTTCCAGCAATTTGACACCTTATACATTTTTCGCCACAAGAAATTCCATTACAAATCTTTCCGCCAACCGGAGCATCTTCTGCTTTTTCTACATACTGAAATATATTTTGTACGCCAGTCGTTTTAAATCCACTACCGTTAATCACAAGATACTTTATATTGGAAAAGTCTAAATCTTTCCTAGCTGTATATGTATAAACTCTAACAGTATCATCTAACAATTGTGCAATTTTTTCGGCCTTAATTACATCTTTCTGATTCCAAAAGTCCCCAGACTCATTGAAACGAAGTGTTTTATAAGGCTTTCTTTTTCTTGCATTAATTGCCTTAAAATCATTTGTAAATTGTTCTGCAGTAACTGACTTCCAATAAGTTTCCTGCCTTCTCCTGTAGGGTAATACTCCGGGATACAAACCAGATTCTGCCTTTAACGCATAACAGGTTACTTTGCCAGTCTTAGAATCTTTAGCCTGACATAGACCAAGCTTAAGACTAGGACAATCAGTGGCCGCTCCGAAATTAAAAATTGCCGTTGATTTCGAGAGTTTCCTATTGCCGCTGCTTATTAATTTTTTTAATGTTTCCATTTTATTTTTCCTTTCATTTGCAAACACACTAACATAATCATTTTTTAGTGTCAAGATAAAAATGAAAATATTTGCAGGAGTTTACTTATTTTGTGTAGAATAATATATACTATGAAAACTAAATATATAAAAAATATAACACAGTTTAATATCAGAGTAAACGAAGAAGAATATGAAATGGTTAAAAAACTTAAAGAAAATTATGCTATTAACATTTCTGGGGCATTCAAATTATTTCTCAAAGAAATGCTTGACAAATTGGAGAAAATATGAAAAGAGAAATTTTATGCGGAATATATCAAATAAGAAATATTGTTGATAATAAAAAAATTATTGGGAGTACTAATAACATTTATCATCGTTTTGCTCAACACAAAAATGAATTAAGGAATAACGGTCATAGGAATCCGCACCTACAAAACGCATGGAACAAATACGGGCAAGATAAGTTTGTTCTAGAAATTATAGAAATATGTGAAGAAGATAAGTTAATCGAAAGAGAAGATTTTTATATTATTAAATTTGATACCATAAATAGGGAATTAGGTTATAATTTTACTCTTGGCAGTAGACATACCCAAAACGAAGAATCTAAAGAAAAACTTAGACAATATAGGCTTGGTAAGAAAATGAGCGAAGAACAAAAGCAAAAAATATCTTTATCTCATATCGGTAAAAACACTGGGCCTCGTTCCCAAGAAACAAAAAACAAGATCTCAAAAGGACTTAAGGGTAATCAAAACTGTTTAGGCAGAATCGTCAACGAAGAAACTAGAAAGAAATTATCAGAATCAAACAAGGGCAAAATAATGTCAGAAGAAGCTAAAAAAAAGATGTCGGAATCTAGAATGGGATCTAAGCATCATCTTTTTGGTAAGCATCATTCAGAAGAAACCAAAAGAAAAATGAGTGTGGCAAATAAGGGTAGAAAATTTTCAGAGGAACATAAAAGAAAATTGTCAGAAGCAAAGAGAGGGAAAAATCTTTCGAATTCTAATATTTTCCACTTATGACATACATTAAGTGGAAAATATATTATTTCTACTTCTGGTATAGCATGAGTAGAAACTTTGATATTTCCTACTTATGATACATGAATATTCTTACCCTTGCAAAAATAAGATAGCTTTTAGTGTATCGTCGCCATTAAATACACTAACTTCCTAATTGTTTCCACTTTTGATTCTTGATTTTTCTTAGATTCTATAATACAATAACGGGAAATCTAACCATTTCTATCAGTTATTTGCTAGATCGTACTTCTCTTTCTTGGCCTTATATTTGGATTTTGACTTATCCGGGGCTTTTTCAACCTTAAGTTCTGCCTTCTTAGCGGGTCTAACCTTACTCTTCCAAACAGATTTGGGAATAAGCTTCCACCCTTTCTTAGCCAGATCCCAGCCCTCCTCATCTTTTACCCTTCTAATCTCATCAGCGCCTCTTTGAATAGTCTTCATAATTGCTCCTTTTAGTTAATTCACCGGGTGCCTTGTCAGCAGCTGCCCAGTCATCTATTCTATTTTATTCTTATTTCAATCCACAATCCTTAATTTCTTCGGATCGATATCTACTCCTTCACTTAGCGGGATAGCATCTATGTGTGTTGCATGTATCGTATTATCAAGATACTCCTTCTTCGTTTTTGCTTTTTCTCTAACAATTTCCTTCAATAATTTTTTAATCCGAGCTCTTTTGCCACAAGCTGGACACTCATAAATAAATTTTTTCACCAGCTCCTTAGTAGATATCAGCGCTTGGCATTTACAATATCCTAGAAATTTATATCTCTTCACGTTCGACATATCATATGATTCAGTGGGTGCCTTCTTAGATCCCTTAGGTCTCCCCCTCCTGCATTTTTTCTGGACCTTATTTAATGAACCTTTAGGCCTTCCCCTTCTACGTTTCCTAGGTCTGCCCAATTTCTTTTTAGGTTTTAATCCACAGTAAAGCATCCTGTACTTCTTATGTTTTTTATTTTTTGAACCTTTTGGTCTGCTCATTTTTCTCCTTACATTATATGGAACGCAACATTCAGTGCTTGTTATTTAATAGCAATCCCTCCTCTTACAGCATGATCAATTACTAAATAATGAGTAGCACTATCAGAACAAAACTTATATACTTTAACCGGACCCACTGCGTTTCAATCCACGTATCCAATAAGAATACGACTTAACAACTATATTATATAATAAAGAAATATGTTTATAGGCGTACTTCATTCATCTTAATCTCCTTTACTTATCCTTACTAAAATCATGACCCAGCTCGTATATACTATTATTCGCAAAATATTCTTTATTAACCCAACTAAAAACAGTAACTAATAACCAAATAATAAGTAATACCTTTACCACCGTCACAAATACCGAACATTCACCGTCATCATCACGAGTGTTAATATATGTATTGCATTCAGTGCTTGTTTTTTTATCCAGCCCCCATGCTAAACTCCTGCATACCCAACACCCACAATTTACACCATTTATCCCACCACAATCAGAACTACTAGAAGGACCGCCATTAGGATATCTTCTTTCATACTCTTTAAAATAATCTTGTATATCTAACTTATACCACTCAGCCCTATTATAATTGGCCTTCATATATTCCTCATTACCCTGAATAAACAAACTATGGTGACGATAATCAATACAATTATAAAAAAGTCTGAAACATTATCCCACATTTTCGCATACCATCCATAATAGAAATACCGCAAAGATCATAAAACAAATCCCGGCCATCCATAAACTTTCTTTCATGCGCACCTCATTATTCAGTGTATGTTTTCTTTCATATCTTCAGTTATATGATGACAACTCGTACAAACTAATGGCCTGTCCCTGTAAGAAGCACTTAACCATGATTTGAATAGATTACAAAAAGGAGTGAATTTATTTAGCTGTGGGCATTTCCTGTCACATACCATAAACCCACCACCAATCTTAACTGGCCTTATAACAATATTTATTTTCATGCCTAACACTATAGCAGATTCAAAAAAAATGTCAAGCACTATTATACAAATATTTTAACTATCTCTCGATTGTTTCTACTTCTGATATGTGTCTCATATGTCTCATTAAGTGAATAAAAATAGTTTCAAAATAAAGAAGGAACTATTGTCGTCTGCATAGAACAATATATGCATGAAAAAAAATATAATCAAACGGGAAGGGTTCTATATGAATATTAATTCTGAAGAACGTAAACTTATTAACGAATTACAGGAGAAACATGCCCTTAATATTTCTAAGGCTTTTAAAATATTTCTCGGACAAATGAAGGAGAGGTTAGAAAAAAATGTACAACAATAAAATATGCGGTATATATAAAATCACAAATATTATAGATAATAAAGCAATAATTGGGCAGTCTGTTAATATCCTTAATAGATGGAAGGCATATAGGGGATCTCTGAGAAGTGGTCACTATAGAAATCAACATCTTCAGGAAGCATGGGATAAAGATGGTGAACAAAACTTTAAATTTGAAGTAGTATTAGAGTGCCTAAAAGAAAATTTAAATAAAGAAGAAAAAAGATTAATTAAAGGGTATAAAACTAACGATAGAAACTTTGGATATAATATTGAGGCAGGCGGTAATCTTCATTGCTCAGACGAAACTAGAAAAAAGTTGTCGGAATTAGCTAAACTTAGAAAAGGCTGGTTTACAATGTCGGAAGAACAAAAAAAGAAAATTAGTGAGACAATGAAAGGACATAAACATTGGAATTATGGAAAAAAAACACCTGAGGAAATTAAGCAAAAAATAAGTAAGTCAAATATAGGTAAGCATATTGTCTCAGAAAAAACTAGGATAAAAATGTCTAAGGAACATCTTAAACCCCAAATTAATGAACGTCTTAGGGCCGCATTAGAATGGGCAAAGCTACCTGATAATAAAAGAAAAGAGCTTATCGAAAGGTATACATCTAATACACTAACTTGACCTTATACTTATTTTTTTATTAGTGTAGAACGTGTTTTTGCCAATGATTTTAGGGCACGATTTTATGAGAAGGAACATAATTGAGGTTATACGACATAGTATTATCATCATACACTAACACTATGCGGGTATTCAGTGAGTATCTAAAATGCCGCCCTAGTATACATAAAGGCTAGGGAAGATACATGGAGGGTAGATAACTTCATGAATATAATCCAATCATGAGCATTATCCAAACAGAAAAAGGATTTACTTCCCTAGCCCACCTTTTTCCATATATATTATACATAATCCGCAGGCATTCAGTGGAAGTAATATAAGTAAAAATGGGGTAGAGGCCGAGTAAGCGAAACAACAAAAATAAGGAGCAGTCCCTATCATGCTATCTAGTAAAGAAACTAACCTCTACCCCTGTTCCTTTACCACCTACATTATAATACATCCATAATAAAAAACAAGAAGAAAATAGATATTAAAATTGCGAAACCTGAGGAGCAAACGATACCTTAATGGCATTCAATATACGTGTCAATCTCTCGTATGTTATCTTCAATTCCTTAGCCACCTGCTCAAACGGCTTCTTCTGTACATAATACGCTTTCCATACTAATAACGGCATCCTCTTCTCATCATCCATCCTCTCAATACCCCCACGGCCTTTATACTTCATAAGATTAATATGCCTTATCTTTTCCTTAATCCCTCTACGCTCCTCATCTGGCATATTATTCCTCAAAAGCGCACTAATATATACCGGACTTATACCAAGCTCCTTACCAATGTGCGTCATAGGAATAAGTTGACGATAAAGTTCTAATACTTTCTTAATCGTACCTTGATCAAAATGCCCCTCACAATATTCGTTAATCTTATCCCGGTATGCTAAATATTGCGCAAATGGTCTTCCCTTAAACTCCTTAGTAGGTATCATGTCAGGCTTGTATTGAGTTACATATTCTTCCCACTCATGATAATCTTGAATAGGTAAATAATCTTCAGTATCCTTAGTGTCTTCGGTAACAGTCTCTACAATCGGTTCTTCCTCTATTACCGCCGTGTCTAGTGCATAAATTTTCATACCAATTACTTCTTTATATTAATTTGAAATACCTGCAAAAAAAAAAGGCTAAGATATTCATCCTAGCCTCTTCATCCCGAATACTAAAATTATTTACTCGCTATTGCATTACTACTTACACTCTCTACCGTATTCCCTACTACAGGCTTATACAATATCTTCTTAAGCTCATCAAACTGGGATTGCGTCTTGTCCGTCATCCTATTCATCCTGTCAGTCATCTTAAGATCTAACTTGTCTACTGTCTCTTTCAAATCCTTAATCCCATTCTCTATGTTCTCTAACCTGACTACCACTAAATTATCAGCATCAGTTAATCTAATCTCACTCTGCTCACACTTAGCTATACGCTCATGATCCGCTGCTATCATTGCCTTTTGAGTGTCTAAATCCTTACCTTGATATGCTACAGTCGCTAATACGGTCCCAACTCCAGCAATAACCGTCACAATCCATATCAAATTCCTAAGTAATATGCCCCTGATCTCTGAATTATTCTTAGCAGCTCTTTCACGATCTGAGTCTACGGCTTCTTTGATTACCTTCGCTCTTTCTTCCCTCTCACCATCTTCAGTATAATCACAATCATTTTCCATATCATTCTCCCTTTATTACCCTTATCATCTACTTTACCACCCTGCATCTAAATATTCTTAGATACTTCATTCCTAAGAGTCCACAGTAAAATAGTTCATAGAAATTTTTTTTTATCCTCTATTAAAATAAAAAAATGTGTAAAAATTTTGTGAAGATGGAAGGAATACTATAAAATACTAACGATGGCATTCTAACTTACTCTAGATCCATTATTGCATTAGTACCGCCTCTAGACAACCGCTCCTTTAAATCCTCATTTTCCCTAGTTAATGAATCTACTACTAACTTTTGACTAAATATCAATTTCTCATACAAATCCTTATATTTATTAGCTTCCTCTAGGGCGGCATTCTTCTCAGATTCTAGATGCCACGATAATGTTTGAAAATGTTCTACTTGATTGGATAAATTAGCAATGATTCTAGTATTATTTGTCTCAAACCCTTTTTCAGTTTTCTTTATCCATGGCTCATCTCTTATCCATGGCTCTTTAGCTGGCGGCATTTTAACAGACTCTAAAATCTCTGCTTGTTCTTTTAGCAACTTACCCATTTTTTCTACATCTTCTTTTATTTTCTCTTTATTATCTACGCTCCATTCATTCCATCTGATCATTCCCCATATCGCTAAAATAACTCCCGCTACCGTAGAATATGTTTTCAGATAAGGATGCGAAACTCCAAAATCTCTACCTATACCAAAAGCTATTACGCCCACTAGTACAATGCCTATAAGACTAACTAAGGTAATACAAACTATCTCTCCCATATGCGATCCCACTAATGCCATCCAATATTTCATTCTTAGAAAAATTTTATTCATTTATTAACCGCCTCCTAATAATATTCTATGATCATATTTTATTTATTCTCGAATGCCGCCCTAGAATTTTTTAGTGCATTCTAATTTACACTAAGAAATTATTAGTGTATTTTTTCCTAGCATACACTAATTTTTTGCGATTAATTCAAGCGTATTTCATGCAATACTTGTAATACTAATAATACATTCCTATACATGACATACAAACTCATCCTAGTAATACATTTAATCCTCTTTAGGTTCTCCATCTTCATCATAATCCCTAGGGTCTAAATAATCCAGATCGTCGTATTCCTCAAAATCTAAATGCTCTTCATTATATACCCTAGCACAATCTTCGCAACAAAAGGTGAAATCAGAAAAAATATCCATATATCCTTCGCCTGTTATCTCTCCATCGCAATTAGGACATGTCATTACTTATACTCCTCCTTATTTATTTTGTATTACTTGTATATACGAAATGAACTACCCAGCGACTAAAGATCGCTGGGTTTCTTGCTTCTAAGACTTACCTTACTTGGTAACGCCTCCACAAGTTTTTGTTTAGACTCCGACTGAATTCCACAGCCAGAGTTGAAATTATTTAATCCTTGCTCCAATATGTTTTTTGAAGCATTGAGGTCTCTATTTAGTTTTTCACCACAACTAGGACAGACCCATTCCCTATCTGCTAAAGTTAAGTTCTGATTAATGAACTTACACTTATTGCAGGTTTTACTAGAAGGAAAGAACTTGTTTATGCTTACAAGGTTTCTTTCATTCCATTCGCTCTTGTATTTCAGTTGTCTTATGAACTCACCCCAAGCCACATCCGAAATACTCTTTGATAGACAATGGTTTTTCATCATATTCTTAACTGATAGGTCTTCTACGCATATCGTTTGGTTTTCACGAACTATGGTAGTAGTTATGTTATGGATATGATTTAGTCTTGCATTACCTATTTTCTCATGAACTTTTGCTACTTTAATCCTTTGCTTATTTCTATTACTTGAACCTTTTTGCTTTTTACTTAACTGCCTTTGCTCATATGCCAGCGTTTTCTCATATTTCTTAGTTACCTTGATATTTTCGTATATTTTACCATCTGAACAAATCGCCAAGTCCTTAATGCCTAAATCAATGCCTACGTTATTCTTGTTTTTGACATATGGTTTATATATGGCATTGCAGGTTATTGACACAAAGTACTTATTGGTGGGAGTTTTAGATATGGTAGCAAAGAGTATTTCTCCAGTCAAAGGACGATCTTCTTTAACTACGATAGCCGTTTTAAATTTGGGTATCCACAATTCTCCGTCCTTATATTCAACAAACTGCGGTATTCGGAAACTCTGTTTGTCATGTCTGGATTTAAATCTTGGGAACATACCTTGCTTGGAGAAGAAACGGGTATATGCGACATCCAAATCACGTAAAGAAGACTGAAGGGACTGAGAGTTAACTTCCTTCATCCAAATATATTCTTCGGTATTTTTTATTTCCGTAAGTCTTTTTGCGTTGTCATAGTAATTAAGAGATTTCTTACTTTCAAGATACGTTTTTTTTCTCTCATCAAGGAAGAAGTTATAGACAAATCGCTTTGCTCCGAAATGTTTTGCCAGAAGAACCTTTTGATCTTCTGTTGGATATATTCTATAACGAAATGTCTTGTTAATCTTCATATATAACTATTTACTAAAAATCTTTACATTTTCCTTCTTTTTTTGTAGGAAAAGTGTAAATAGTTATAGAATTATATAATATGACAACATTTTTGTTTGATTTTAATAGGAATTTGGTATAATATGAGCACAGAGTATCATACAAAGAAAAGATGCAAATATATGATTAAACTACACATAATACTGGTTACAAAGTATAGAAAGCACATACTAAATGGAGAAATAGACACTGATATTAAGCAGATTGTCTATGATATAAGTAAGATGGAAGATAGCTTGTTTTCAATAGATAGCATGGAAACAGACAAAGATCACCTGCATATGTTGGTAGATATTGATCCAACAGTTAGTGCTACATCTGTTGTTAGTAGGATTAAACAGATATCAACCAATAGAATATGGAAACAATACCCAACAGAACTAAAGACACATTATTGGGGAGAGAATACGTTTTGGAGTGATGGTTACTTTGTTTGTTCTACAGGAGATGCAAATATGGAAACTATTAAGAAGTATATAGAAGAACAGGGCTAGTTGTCGCTTACATCCCAGCCACTAAAGATGGCTGGGTTTTACGCTTCCTCTATAAATAATTTTATAATTTTCTACTAACCATCTTGAAATTTTATGGTTTCTATCATTTCTACGATTGGCTTGTTTTTCTTGTAATCGTGCAACTAATTGTTTATTATGTCCTCTCTGGGCTTGAGCTAAACGCTTTGCTCCCTTATGTAATTCCCTAGGGTTTTCTATTTTAGTTCCATCTGATAAAGTTAGAAGGGTAGAAAATCCCGGATCTATTCCTACTGCCTCGTTCGTGTCTTTAACCTCAAATTTATTATTCGTATCAAGCCATAAACATAAATACCAACCACTAGCCTTTTTAAGTATTCTACCACATTTTATTTTAGCTTTTGGTAATTCTTGCTTGTAATATCTAACCTTACCTAAACCGGGAATGCCTATACGATTATTCTTTGGTACTCTTATAGGGTCTGGAAAAGGGATAGAGTTGAGTTTATTTCTTTGGCCTTTAAGCCTAGGTTTTTTAGCAATCTTTTTAAAACACCTTTGCCAAGCCATATATACTTGTTGTAGGGTTCCTTGCATTGTATGAGAAGGTATTTCCATTCTCTTACTATGATCTGCAATAAAGTTAACAAAGTCGAAAACAGAATAAAATATTTTATTCTTGGCATTAAGCTCTATCTTTTTTAGTCCCCAGTTATAAAGACCTGTTAGATTCCATAACCATTGCTCTAGTTGCTTTTCTTGGCAACTGTTTAACTTAAGTTTTAAAGTTCTAACTATCATATTAATTTCTTTTTCTGATTAATCTTTCTCTATCCCAATAAGGAGAGTGACATTTTGGACAACACTTTATTTCTGTTCTTCGTGGAATCCATTTATGACCACATCTCTTACACTCTACATATATTAGTTTTATTTCCATATATTATCATACTATGTTATTATCATAATATCCTTCTTTTATTTTA